TATGGGAATGAATTGGATTTTCTGGTGTACTTGTAACAGTTACTATTCCAGGAATACTAATATCACCATTAATTGTAATACTAGAACTTCCAAGAGATACTGGAAATGGATTGTCAACACTAACTGGTTGACCATCTTTAGTTGCAATATTATTAACTTCAAATAAAGATCTTTCTTGATTTAAATAATCTTGATTTTGTATATTCCACTGTGCCATAAATCAATCAATCCATTCTAATTTTGAGGGGTGGTATCTTTTTGTATTTTTAATATTGAAGTTTTTTTCTTCTGCTGGATAAATTTGATGAACTACAGCACCTGGATATTCACCTTGAAGTTGTTCTCCCAAATCCCTCTTTGAAGGAATTCCATTTTTGGAGACTAAATCAAGTCTATAAAGATTACCCTTCCACATAATATCCGCAGAGTATTCTTCCCCAACTTGTTGTGTTTGTGGTTCTGAATTATTAATATAAAGATTGCCGTTAAAATCTCCAGCAATCGTTACACTTTCTGACAAAAATTGTTTGAAAGATTTCATCTGAAACAATCCATTATATTATATTTAGTATTTACCCTCCACACAGTAATCTGACTTTTTATTTGGTGTATATTCCTTATAACCTTCTTGTGGATTCATCCATCCACAACCAATCAACCACTCCATCGTCATTGGAGTAGGTCTTACCTGTTCCCACAGTGGTCCTTTAGCACACATCTCCAAGTATTTGGCAGTTTGATTTAATTGTTCTTCTGCCCAGTTGGCATCTGCTTCCCAAGGAACAGCACGACTTTGACCCATAGATTCATAAGCAAGTTTAGTCGTCTTCATCACCCAAGCAGGAATCTCAGAATCTTGATGAACTTGTGCCATAAAAGATGTTTTCAATCCACCACCCATACAATCCTGAACAGTGTGCCATCCTTCATGTCTTAGAGTTCCCAGAAACTCTCTAGGGTCTTGAATAAGACTTTCGTTAATGAAGAAACGATTATATTCTGGTTTATATAAACCTATCGTTCTTGGTGTAAAGTATCTACTAGGACCAACATAAACTGGGACATCCAATTTGTTGAGTGCTACTAGAATAGATTTGATTTCGGATCGAAAGGTATCAAACTCTTTACCAGATAAAAATGCAGATTCTGGTGTAAGTTGTTCGACTCCTTCTGTACATTCTCTGAGTATCATACAACCCATCGCTGCAAGGCTGTATGCTGGAACTGTTGGTTGTTTCTTTTCTAATGAACTAGCAAATGCGGGAAATGCCAGAGTTAATGATAAACCAAATGCTGCAAAGAGTTTCTTCATTCTCTTCCCTCTTGTTTATGTATCCAGACCTTCAAATCTTTTACATATTTTCTTAATATTTCTGCTTGTGATAAGTGCCAGTCATCTCCCGATTTAATATATGCCTTGATGTGTTCATCGACAGCATCAAGGCACTTTTTAATTACAGGATTCCAGGGTTCCCGAATTGGAGTATTCCATTCGCGTGGCATAATACCTCATAAATCATTTTTTCTTACCACCATTCTTTGCCTTTTTAGCAGTAGCATTACCCTGGTTCTGCTTGGATTGTTTTCCTCCAGCAGAACCTTTCTTACCTTTATTAGCAGACTTGGACATTATGCTCCTGTGCGGGGTTGAACGTAACCTTCACCATCTTCCACCTTAGTTTCAAGTGCTTCAACTCTTGCTTCAAGAGTTTCTGGTGCTTCTGGTTCTGGTGGAGCAGCAGCAACTACTTCTTCCCTACGTGGTTCCTCTTTTTGGTCATCATCATCTCCACCTTTCTTCATGGTGTTAATTCCAAAGGTTGCAGCGGAGGCAGTAAAAACGGTTGCGATAAAAGTTGGATCCATTTTAGCAAGAAGCCCAGCATACGATGCTGTCAGAAGTGCGGCAGACCAACTCAAAATCGAAATACGAATCAATTGTCCCATAGCGTTTTCCTTTTTCTTTTCCATCAGTCCTGATGATTGATGTACTTCTTATTTAGGTTTTTAGAACTTAAACTTGACTTTTGCAGCAACAGAATTGTTAGTAACTCCATTGTTTACACCATGAGAACCTTCAACAAATAATATTTCTTTATAATCCAGAGAAGCACTTACACCATAAGAACTATCAGTTCCATAAGCACCTTCTACACTGACACCAAATAAATCTTTCTTCTTGCCACCAAAACGAGTTTCTAATTTAAGTCCTGCTTCACCAACATGTGTTGTTTGATTGTGACCATCAACACTTCTAGCAGACTGAATGGAACCAGTTTCATTATATGCATTTCTCTTTACATTTTGAACAGTATAACCAATAAATGGTTTTACTGCTTTATTAAGATGCCAATATAATCGATTAGAAACCCACCACTCAGTTCCAGTTGTTTCACCAGCATTATTAAAGACACCTTCTACATTTCTATTGTACTTATAATTGCTGTTCGCAATCGCAGCATTGGTATTCAGAGTCAGTGTATTACCTCTGAGTTCACTGAATATACCGAAATGGTCTTTGTTCTGTTGTGTGCTTGAGTCAACGCCATTGAGGTTTGTGTTAACTCTATTATACTGAGCACCAAGAGTCCAACCTTTGGTTACATCAAACTCAAACCCACCACCGAAGATTTTAGAATCAGCATTATAACCATCAGCATTATAAGACTGAACAAATCTGTTATTCTCAAATACTCTTAATCTTTGATTACCTGCGGTTGGTTCATGATTCAAAAGTCCATTAATACCATCATTAATTCCATCAAGAACTTCTAACTGATCCACTCTACCAAAGTAAAAATCATAAGAATCTGATACTGCAACATCATTAGAATAAGCATAAGAATATGATGGAGTTCCGTCAATTACGGTTGTTGTTCCATCAGCATAAACAGTTGTGGTAACTGGAGTTGTAGTTGTGGTAGTAACCATTGGAGTGGTTACAGTTGTCACCGTTTGTTTTTTGATTTGTTGTTTTCCACTAGATTCACTTGCTTCAAAATTATATACTTTGGTTGTAACTGCTGGAAGTGTTTGAGAAGCGGCAATCGCAGAAGAAACGGAAGGAGCAATCGTTGATGTATAGTTTAGAACTGTTGCCGTTACTTGCGATGTAGAAGGTCCATTAGACGTTGAACTAGTTACAACTGGCGTTCCATTTGATGTGGTTGTAGAACCATCAGAATATGTGGTGGTTGTAACTGGAGTTGTAGTTGTGGTAGTTGTAGTAACTGGAGTTGTAGTTTCTACAGTATCAGTATAGTTCTGAACTACTCCATATCCATTACCGTCAAGATTGCTTACATTATAAGTAACCTGAGCTGTTACTACAACATTTGAAGTTGATGAAGATGTTGATACCTGATCTGTTGTAGATGTTCCAGTTACTGTTGGAGCAGGTGGTGGTGTTGGAGTTGGAGTTGGAGGTGTGGGTGGGGTTGGATTTACTGTGGGAGCATTTGGATTGTTGGGAGCAACAGCACCAAATGGTTGTCCATTTGCTAATGTAGTTCCTGGTTGACTATCAACTAAAAGAACTGGTGAAAGTGAAGTATCTCCAAGATTAAATACTGCAAATCCTAATAGGTAAGCACCAGTTACATCAACTTGATATGTTGAATTTTGCCATCCAGTAGAACCATAGGTTCCTGTTGAGTAATCTCCTGTTCCTGGATTGGTAAATCCAAGTAGAGCATAGTTCTGAACATAGTTATTGACAGTTACGACTGGAGTAGAACCAGTTCCCTGATAAACAAGAGATGTGATAGAACCATCGTTAAATGGAACATAATCAGTTCCAATGTAGTTCCAAGACATCGTGTAAGTAGTTCCAGCATCAAGATTTACATTTTGAGTTATCCAAGCAGCATTAGTTGGATTGGGATTTCCTAGTCCCGATGCTTGTTGGTCTTGCTGAAGTTTTGTTTTGATTGCTTGATTTTCTGCAGATGTAAGACCTAATGCAGAAGTTGCTGCATCAAATGTTGTTGAACCTGTTGGTTGTAATGCAGCACCAGCAGTTCCATATGGAGAGAATGTCCAAGTTGTTGGTGTTGTTGCTGGGGCATGATATGGATTTGGCGATCCATCTTGAAGAGTAGGACTTCCTACCGCGCCATGAGAAGGAGCATTAAATGTTACTGAACCATTGATTGCGGTGACACCAGTTCCGTTACCAGTGATTGTTCCATTTGTTAGATTTCCTGGTTGAGATCCAACATTCCATCCAGATAGTGTTCCCCCCTCAAAATCTGTACCAGAAATCGTATCCGCAAATGCGGTTGGTGCTCCCATTAAAAGAGCAGACGCTACAGCAAGCGCCTTCTTAGCGTAAGACATAAAAAGTCCTCTATGACTCAGTGTGTACTAAACGAAACAAACTAAAGTTGTTTAAAAGTAAAGTATTCACCAAGTCTCAGAGGACTCGGGGTATGTAGATTCAGACCAGTTAAGATCAAGAATCAGTTATGATTGTAACTATTTATCCTTTTTTCCAAGCTTCACCTTCTGCCTTTCTTCTACGTGCTAAACCTGCTTCCACATTAGAACCAGGATTGCGGTAGAGATAAAGAGCATCGGGAACTAAGTCCCACTCCTTATTCTTCAGGCGTTTAGTAATAGTATTAAAGTTATCACCACCGTAGAAACCAGCGCCGAGATTATAAGCAAAGCTGAGAAGAGCGCCTCTTTTTCCATCTGACATTTCCCCCCAATGTGGAATTTTACGAAGTGCAGGAAGAAACTGGTTCTTGCACTGACTAATCAATAGTTCATCAGCTTCCTGTTGTGTGATTGCATCACCCATCTTAAATGGGGAACCATCTTTCTTACGAGTTGAACCCCATCCGATTGTGATTGGAAGTCCACCAGATAAGGGGTCTGGATATGCCTTTAGATGGCATCCTTCAAACTCTTTAATCAACTTGATGCCCATTTGTGGGACATCATCACCACCAGTTACAGGAGCTGCAGCAGCGGCAGGGTCTGGTGCAGCACTAGTCTTTTTTCCACGATAAATCTCTGCCCAATCTACATTGTCCTCAAGGAACTTAACTGGGAGATTATCTTCTAACCACTGAACTGCTTTAACATGGTTAGGATTCTTCTCGTCATAAAACTTGAAGAAGTTGTGTAAATCAATCCTTGCCATTTGGTCCTCCTACATTTGGAAAATAAATTTGAAACAATTCGTCTGCTTCTTTATGTCGTCCTTGGTTTGTGAGTTTTTTCACTTCTTCCAGAATTTTTTTCTTAAACTCAGTCGAAGATCCTTCCCCACCCATCATTACCTCCTGGGCACCAACGATGCTTGAGAACTGCTTTAGTGTAAATGGTCTTCTTACCATTTGTCACAGGACCAGTATAGTTATCGTTGAGGGAACCATATGGGTCATTAACAAAATATCCTTTACCATCTGGAGTCTTACCGATGACTACACACATGTGTCCACCAGTAGGATTAGATAAAGAACCGCGATGCAGGATACCAATAACAACAGGTTTTCCAGCATCAAGACTCTTATCAATGTCAGCAAAGGAAAGATTGTAACTAAAGTGGGACTTAATACCATAACCTGCGAGGACTTTTGTCTGTACCGCATGGTCAGTCGTGTCGCCAATCGCAAATACCTTTTTAACGTACTCATCGTCGCCTTTGATACTTCCTGGCTTGAGGAAGGCAAGGCACATAGCGCACGATGAACTGTTACAAGTTCTATGTGCATCTCTGTAGTTATCTACTTGATTAAAATATGGAACATCAAGTACTGCTGGAGTTGGTGGTTTAGTTCTGAAGATGCCAATCCAATCAGTCTCTGAATCATCTAGGAATTGAGCAGGTAGGTTATCCTCTAACCACTGCACTGCTGCTACATGATTCGCATTACCATCATCATAAAACTTAAAAAAGTTATGAAGATCTAGAGTCATGGATTATCTCTATAAACACTAACGTATTTATATTTTAGTGTTTGTAAAGATTAATACCGTTCAATTGACATAATTTCAATATCTTCTATTCCTAACGTTTCCGAATCAATCCATTCTTCAAATTCACCAGCAATTGCCATAGCATCTTTAAATTGATTCTCTGTGGGTTTGGTTTTTGTCATTGATTCGATTCGGTCCATTGCCCAATGATAAACATGACCAACAATTTCTTCAGTCGTCGCTTCTACCATAATAATCTTTTCTGTAGTATCTGCTGAGGATGTTGCTATTGTAGTAGGCAGGGGTTCCGTCGTCAAGTCCTTCTGTGAGGACATTATTAAAGAAGAGTTGTCTTGTTTCTTCAAAGTTAGTTTTGCCCTTTGTTTTATGTAATGAGATAATAGTGCGCGTAAAATTCTCCCTACCATACTTTTTCACATCCTCCTTGAGTTCTGGGCACGATCCATAATAGCACTTCCAGTCAGATTCTGCCTTAACTTTTCTAGATTTTCCTCTTGGTGTGCGGAAACTCCAGAAATACTTTCTACCAATATACTTGCGACCAGTCTGACTGCAATCAATACGATATACAAAACCAAAATAATCTTGAATATCACTTGAATCAAATTCCTTTCCATTGTAGATCCAAGGATTCTCATAGTCAACCATTGAGACATTACCTTTTTTGGTATTTAGATAAAAAAAAGACCCCTCATGAGAGGGGTCTTAAACTCATACTCCAGGTTTTTTAACAGGTCTTGAAGGATTATTTAATGGATTTTTTGAAAATCCTGCACGATGATCAACTGGTTTTTTCTGAGCACCACCATAAGTATCTGCTCTTGGGTCTTCACCACGTTCGATTGCACCACGAATACCATGCATCTTCATTGATCTATTTCTAGAATCGCTTCTATACTTTCCATCATCATTAGTTCCCTTTTTA